GATCCATACGCTGCGCTTATTCCAACTCAAAAAGTAACGGAAAACGAAGGTAAAGCAGCGTTTACATCACCTGCCATGCTTCCTAAAAGGGAAAAGGGCTTTGCTTCAGGGGTAATTAGTGGATTGACTGGTGAAAAAGGTCCGTCTGTTATGCAGCAAACACCTGCTGCTATGCAATTTGAAAAAGGCAAGCAAGTAGGAGAACCTTTAGGAATTGCTGCTGACATTGGAATGACTGCTTTTCCTATGTATAAAGCAGGTAAATCAGCAATACAAGGTGGTCAAGCACTTGCTCAAAATTTACGCCTTGGAAAGACTGCTAAAGAATTAGCTGAAGATTTGCGTTTAACTGGCGAAAGAAAGGCTGGTCAAATTGCCAAGACTACTGGCGAGGAGATGACCGCTGCTGAACAACGTGCTGCTATTGCTGGCAAAGCGGAGCAAAAAGCGCAAACTGGTGGTGAATACGCTTTAAAACCATTGCCAGGCGTAGGTGTTGAACAAGAAGCTGGTAGATTTAAACCAGTAGCTCAAACATTCCAAGACATTGGAAACAGAGTTAAAGAATCTGCCAACAAAGTAATGGAAACGCTTAAGTCCAGACGTTCTGCTAACGCTGAAACAAACAAACAAGCTGCTTTTGGTGACGCTTTTCAAAAAGAGTCAAAAGGTATTCAGCCCATCCATAAATTAGATGCTTCTGGCAATGCTGTGTTAGATGCTAAGGGTAAACCAGTAGATTCTGATTCTTATAAAGCAGCCGAAAAAGAAATTAAAACAATGATTAGAAACCCAGCAACGGGTTTGACAGACGTGCCTAATCAGCAATCTAGAGATGTTTTAAGCAAGTTTTTAAGTGACATTAACCCACGTCAAGTTGATCCTACTACTGGTATTGTTACTGGCAGACCTGCTAGTTTTGAAGGTTTAGAAAACGTCAGACGCAGATTGTCTGATAGGGCTTTTGGTTTTCCTGAAACTGGATTTGATGCCATCAATCAACAACAAGCTGGTAGATTAGCTGAATTGGTAGGAAACATTCAAAAAGAGTTTTCTCCAGGATTTGATAAGTTTTTAAAGCAATACGCTAAAGATTCTGAGCCGTTACGTGTTTTCCAAAGCAAAGTTGGTAAAGCTCTGACAGACGTTCAATTGCCAGGTAAGAACGAAAACTTTGCCAGCGTGTCCGCACAAGATATTCCTGGCAGAGTATTTAAGTCAAGAGAAAATTTTGACGCTTTAATTTCTGCTTTTGGCAATGATCGTAAATTGGCTGAAGCTGAAGCAAAACGCTATTTTGCAAGCCAGTTAGAGGGTAAGTCATCCGCTAAAGAAGTGGAAACTTTTATTCGTCAAAACCGTTCAATGCTTAAAGAAACCAATTCTTTGCCAATGGCTGAGAAATACGCTATTGATCTAAGGAAGTACGAACAACGTGCTGGAGCAGCAGGAAAAACAGCCAAATCTGAACAAGCAATTGCTCAAGAAAAGAAAAAACTTACTGAGGATTATCAAACTTTTGAATCTGATCTTGCTGTTGCTGCTAATGACCCAGCCAAGATTACCGCTGCAAGTAATAACCTGGCTAAAAAAATGCTTCAACACGGTCAAATTGACCAAGCGCAATATCGTGATTTACAACGTCAAATTGAGCAAGTGAGATTGACTGTTAGAGATGCCAACGAAATGAAAGACAAAATTAAGTTATTTGTTTACAGGGCGTTGGGTTATGGAGCTGCTGCAACTGTTGGCAGCGGTTTGGCAACTAAGGCGTTTAGTCAATAAATGAGTAAAAAAACAAAAGGATTAAACCCCGATCTTGAAGATGCTGTAGCTAAGCTATTACGTGAAGTAATGGCTGACGAAGGCGCTTCTCTTACTGATAAATGCAAGGTTATTGACCGTATGGTAAATATTGAAAAACTGAAGCAGAAGATTAGTGATGATGAGTGGGGTAGCGGATTTATTGCAGTAGATGATGAGGAAGGTTAAACTATGTCTTTGTTTAACTTTAAGGGGATATTAAATGGAAGCTGTAGCACTTGTTCGCCTAGCGTTAGAAATCATCTCAGACCGCTTATTGGTGATTTTGTCACTCGGTCTGTCGTTTGGTCTGGCGTGTTGGGCAATGTACGACCCACGTTGGGAAAGGCTTGTAACAATGGCTTTTTTCAGCATTTTCAGTTATCTTGTCATTAACACTAAGGACAGACTGAAAGCGAAAACTGAACTTAACACTGAATAGGAACTGATATGCCAGATAGCATGATTGTAGTACCCCAAGCAGCTCAAACAGACCCCGTAGGTAAATACAGGGTATCTACTCCCCAGTCCCTCATTGATACTGACTTTGAGTATGGTCAACAATCTACTAAATGGGAGCAATTGGCGCTTGAAAACAATCGTCAATCTTGTTATTACTTTACCAACAATCCATTAAATATTTCTAATATTTCGGGTAACGGCACAACAACGATTGTCATTTCTTCCACTTCAAATATTGGTGCTAACCAGCCAATTTTCTTGGAAGAAACGCTTGATCCTAATGCTAACGGATGGTGGTGGACACAATCATCTAATGCTACAGCAATCATTGCCACAACTACTTCAAACACTGCTTCTGGAACTTTATATAATCAAACTGCTACATACGGATACCAAGGTTATTTTTATACCAATAGCGGTATTGCTGTAGCTCCTACAAGCACTATTGCCATTATTCTTACTGGTAGTTTAATTGTAGTAAATACCACATACGCACACGGTTTGTCTGCTGGTTCTTTAGTTTATATTACCAACACTACAGGTGTGGCAGGTTTGAATGGACCTTGGGTAGTATCAACCATATCATCAGCAAATCAATTTCAAATCGTATCTACATTAACAGGCACAGCAACTACTGGAACAGCTTTAGGTACAGTGTATGCTCGCCCATCAGGATACGTTGAAACCCGTGCATATAACGGTTCTGTAAACTTTACTGCTGGATCTGCTGTACCTAATCAGCAAATGGTTCGTCAAACAAGACGTTACTTCCGTTATCAATCTGGTAAAGGTATTCAGTTTTCAACTGGTTCTGTATTAAAACCTAAATTATTGACTAGCAACGTAACAGCTAGTGGCTCAGTTATTACTGTAGTAACTCGTACTCCACATAACCTGACCACCAATGCAACCATTCAGGTATCTGGCGCAACATCAAATACTTACAATGGTATTTTTAAGATTCAAAGCGTTCCTAATGCTAATACATTGACTTATAACACTGTTAATAACGTCACTCCTGCAAGCAACGTAGCTATCACTGCAACTGGTTTTCCTCCTACTGTTAGCCCATATTCTTGGTATGGATCAACTAACAAAATTGGTTTCTTTGATAGTCAAAATGGTATGTTCTTCCAATATGACGGTCAAACCTTGTATGCCGTTTACCGTAACAGCGTTAACCAATTAGGTGGTGTTGTTGCTTGTACCCAAAGTAACGCTACCGTTACAGGTACTGGTACAGCATTTACTAATCAAATAAATGTTGGTGATTACATAGTTATTCGTGGTCAATCTTATCGTGTAACCAATATTTTTAGTGATACTAGTTTAAATATTATTCCTGAATATCGTGGTGCTAACGTCACCAATTCGATTGTTTCTAAAACCATTGATCTAAAAATTCCTAGTTCACAATGGTTAGATCCTTGTGACGGTACAGGTCCTTCAGGTTACAACATAGATTTGACCAAAAACCAAATGTGGTTTATTGATTATTCTTGGTACGGTGCTGGTGTTATTCGTTGGGGTTTAAGAACTACTAACGGCACAATTAACTACGTTTACGCATTGCAAAACAATAACATACAGCCTACTGCCTATTTGCGTTCTGGTAACTTACCAAGTCGTTATGAATCTAATGGTCAAGGTCCAATTACCACCTTGTATTCAAGTATTACTAACGTAGCTAACGTGATTCCTATTGTCAGCGCCTCAGGATTTAATCCTTTAGGCGGTACAGTTAAGATTACTGGATCTGCTGTAAATGCTGCTATTGAGTATGCAAACTACACAGGTATTATTGCTAATTCAGCTTCAGGATTAGGATACGATCAGCTAACAGGCGTGACAAGAGGCGTTACAGGTGGCGCTGCTGCAACAGCATTTACCGCTGCAACTCCAGCAACTAATGCTACACCTCCAGTATCAGTAGAGTATTCCCCACCTGACTCGGTATCAGTCATTTCACACTGGGGTTCATCTGTTGTGATGGATGGTGGATTTTCTAATGACGTATCGTTAATCTTTAACTACGGTACTACTGCTAACGTAACAGTTGCAAATGGTGGTGTAGTTCCTATTCTTGCTATTCGTGTAGCCCCTAGCGTAGATAACGGCACAGTTGGCACACTAGGAAACAAAGAAATTATCAATCGTTTGCAGTTGCAATTGCGTGAATTGGGTGTTGTTACTACTGGTACATTCTTAATTCAGTTAATTTTGAATGGTCAATCAACCAGCTTTAGCGGTTCTTTTGCTTCACCAACTCAAAATAACACTTACACATCATCTATCTGTCAGGTGGCATCTAATTCAAATGCTTCTGCAACCATTACTGGTGGTGAGTCAATTGGAGCTGCGTTTACAAACAGTTCTGGTCAAACTACTCTTGATCTAACAGCCGTAGCTGGTATCGGTAATTCTATTTTAGGTGGTGGATTAAACAATACTGTTCCAAACGCAACAACCAATGGTCAGTTTCCAGACGGTCCAGATATTTTGTATGTCGTAGCAAACAACGTCAGTGGTTCTAACGCAACCATTCTTGCTCGTTTAAGTTGGCAAGAATCACAAGCATAAGGAAGATTATGAAAGAAGAAAACGGAAAACGGAACAAAATGTTTGAACCTAAAGAGTCGCAGCCTGTAAGACCAGAAATGGTTAGCGACACTTATGGTCGGCACAAGCACTATCGTTTGGGAACGATGCCAGCGGGGGGTTTCCAAGCTGTATGGCGTTTTGAAGATAATCAAGACAGCAAAAACAGTTCTAGTTCATTCCCAGGTGGAAAGAAGGTGTACTAATGAAAGGTCATCTAAAACAAGGTCTTAACTTAAAAGCCATCGGTCAGACCATGAACCCAAAGCTCAAGCAAGGCGCACCAGAATCTTTGCCTGTAGCTGCTGGTGTTAAAACTGCTCGTGATTCTCATAAAACAGAACCACATAAGGAAAAGAAATGAGTTTTACAGACAAAATTGTTGATTTTTTAAATTATGTTGGTAAAGGTATTGGTAGTGAAACTCATACCGTTGCTTGTCAATTTGCTGCTTTTTTAGATAGATTTGAACCTCAAGCACAAGCAGAACAAATTATTCCAAAGCCTATTCCTGAGCCTGTAGTAACTGCTCCTGAACCAGAACCTGAGCCAACTCCTGAAGAAACGCCTGAGCCTACCCCAGAAGTTCCTTTAGAAACTACTATTGAAACTCCTGTAGAGGGTCAATAATTGGATAGAAAGCCCGTAGCTGCGCTAGTTATAAGCGCTGCTGCGCTTGTTGGCATTGCTGTACATGAAGGATACAAAAGCAACGCTTACCAAGATGTAGGCGGTGTTTATACCGTAGGATACGGTCAAGCAGACGGTGTTAAAAAGGGTGACGTTACCGATCCAGTAAGGGCTTTAGTAAAGCTAGAGCAAAGTCTGGATGAACACGCCAAGGGGATGGTGCAGTGTATTAGAGTGCCTATATCTCAAGGAGAATACGATGCTTATTTGGATTTTACCTATAATGTTGGGGTGTCTGCTTTCTGCCATTCAACCCTTAATAAAAAACTTAATTCAAGTGACTATGACGGGGCTTGCAAAGAGCTTTTAAAGTGGGATACGGCTGGGGGTAAGGTTGTACCAGGGCTTTTAAAACGCAGACAAGAGGAATATGACCAGTGCAAATCAAACTAATTGCTTATGCTTGTGCTGTAGTTCTGACCTTCCTAGCTGGCTGGAATGTCAATGGATGGAGATACGAAAAAAAGATCGCTCAGGAAAAAATTGCTCAGGAGAAAATCATTCAACAGAAAGAGAAGGAAAACCAAGATGCTGCCGACAAAATCAGAAAGGACAAAGATGCTCAAATCAACGCTATTAACGATCAGCTTGCTAATGCTCTTGTGCAGTTGCGCTCCCGCCCCAGTCGTAGTCAATACAGCACCAACATTGGACAAGATGGAACTGGGAGATCCCTTTCTGCCGAGGATGCAGAGTTTCTTATCAGGGAAGCTACCAGAGCAGACAAAATAAGAACTGCCCTGGATGCCTGTTACAAACAATACGATTCAATTACTCAGTAGCTATTAACTGACCTTCAAAGGCATACGATCCTACGTGTGCCAGCTTTACCCAAGGCGCAGCAAATACTTTACCGCCAATCAAGCGCCATTCACGGCAAAAGTGATAGTCCTCAGACAACAAACGATTGGTTTCAGGCTCAATTGAAGTAGCAAAATACTCTGCTATTTGATCTCCCTGTACCATTGTTTTGTTTAGGTCAACAACGTCATTGGAATAACAAGGTACGTGAGGTCTTAAAGTATCAAACACTTCACGCTTAATCATCATAAATCCAGTGCCACCATTGAAAATTTCTACTGGTTCATTGATAGGCACTGTTACTTCACCAGCATAGTTAACTAAATTGACTACAAAGCTACCTGTATGAAATTTAAGTTGATCTTCTGGTACGCCTTGATCCATAGCACGTCTTACGCTATTCCAATTGATCTCTTTCTTAGGGTAAATACCGCAAATCACATCTTTATCAGCCTGTAGCATGGTTACAACATCTCTTGGATCAAACAAAATGTCTGAATCAATAAACATTAAATGAGTGCAATTGGTTTTTAAAAATGTTTGCGCTAATGAGTTTCTAGCACGTGTAATTAAGCTCTCATTAAACATAAAGCTAAATGACAATTGAACACCATTGTCTGCACATACTTTAGTTAATTGCAAAATAGATTGTGTGTAAAAGCCAGCGCACATACCGCCATACATCGGTGTGGCTACAAATATATTGGGTGGTACACGTTTTTCTGGTTCTTTAAATTGTTTTACATCTAGCTTTTTCTTTTTGGTAGCCATTGTTTTTCCTTAAATAAAGTTATCGGTACTAGCGTTTACATAATCGTTAATCAATATGTTCTTTCCATCGTTAGAACACTCGTGCATACAAGTAGTTTTGGCATTGAACTTCTCAAAGTATTGCTTGGTTTCCTGACTAAACCATAAGTCGGTAAAGCGTTTGCCGTTAATAGATCCTATACAACCAGTGCTATCGTAGGCTTTGTTATGACACGCATACACGTTGAGGTCTGCACCGATGACTGGCACTGTTTGCATGATGTAACATCTCTTATAGCTTCGTACACTAGAATGACTGCTCCCAGGAGTAATGTTATAGGTAGAGTTAACAGTAAAGCGGTCATCACAAATCGTTTGAATTTTTGCCAATTGTTCATTGACTTCATCTGCAATCTCCTTGTGGTAATCGTAAAAGTCAGGCACGTACATTGGGCTAAAGCGCACATTCTCAACCCCTGCCTCTTTTAATAGCTGACTAAACCCCCATAAATTTTTGTAATTGTTGCGATGCACAATATAATTAACACCTAAATCACAATTTTTATCTTTGATCGCAGCAAAATGATTGATGTTCCGTATGACAGAATCAAAACTCTTTTCTGGCACATTCCTAAACCGCTTCATTTCCTCGCCATTGGTGTAATCCATTGATACACGCACCCACTTGGCATGAGATAGCACTTCTGCCTTTTCCTTAACTAAGTTTTGCCCGTTAGTGATGATAGATAGGTCCATCTTGAGAGCTAATGTTAAGCGCATGAAGTCTGCTATATCAGGGTGCATCAATGGCTCTCCACCCCCACTCCATGTAATAGCTTTAGTA